AGTACAGTTTACCAATTTCTTCCAGGCGTCCACGCAAGAAAGCAACCAGACGTGCAACGTTGATACGATCCAGTGCTGTGGTAGTGGTAGTGCTGGTCTTGTTACCAAAGTTGGTAATACCAATTCCAGGAATGAACGTGATTGGGTTGATGTTACGCTCATACAAGATATCACGTACACTTTGACTCACACCAATTTGAGTAAACTCACCTGTGGTGGCTTCAATATAACCAATTGCCAAGGCATTGTCCACAACACCACGACGTGTGCCTGCTGGTGCCAACCATGGATAACTTGCGGCATCACTGCGCAAGATTGTGCGTACCATCATGTGACTTGGTGGTTGAACAACTGTGTTTCCGCCAAGGTCTGTGGTCTGGCAACTGGGGTAGAACACACCGCAATAGTTGCTGGTCAAGATGTTGCCATCGCCATTGGGTTGTCCCAGACCATTGTTGTTGGTGGCAAATGCCACCAGGCTGTTGCCATCTGGGCCCAGGCGCATGGGTGTATCTCCCACCACAAACAGGGTGTTGTTGCGCTCGTTGCTGAGTGCAATCATGTTTGGTGTCAACTCTGGATAAGCAGGTGTGGCAATGATGTTGTATTGATTTTGTTCTTCACGTGCTGCCACGCTGGTGTCAATACCTGACTTCAGTGCTTGCACAATGATTTGGCGTTGTGCCAGGCGACCTGACCACATTGCGCCATTGGCTTTGTTGCCACTTGCTGTGAGCCATGTGTTGAGGTTAATCACGTCCCAGTATGCGGTATTGCTCGGGGCAATACCGGCTGTGGTAGCCACTGTACAAACATAGATAGCGTTGTTGTAACTCACAAAGTCGTTGACTGCATAGGCTGTGGTCGCTGAGTATGCATCAATTGCATAGTCAGTGGCTGAGGTTGTGAAGTAATCCATTTGGAAACTCTTGACATTGTAGCCCGAACGACGTGTGTTAAACAACAGAGTACCTTGTGGAAACAGTGCTGGGTTAGGAGCATCTGGATCCAAATAATCGCTGGTCAACAAACTCACAATGCTTGGCACGGCATCTGCCACTGGATCAGTCGTGCCATTTGTGCTCCAACGTGCATCAGCAAACAAGATACCATTTTGTGTGGTTTGATCTGTGGTGTCAATTTCTACCCACTGGTCAACACCGCTAACAGGTTGCCAACGATATAGTTTAGGATAGTTTTCCAAATCTGAAGTATCAATCCATAAATCACCATAAACCAGAGGGCTTAGTGCAGTATTAGTCTGTGTAGTTGGTGCTGTGGCCGAAATAATTGGACCAGTTGCATTGGTCAAAGTTAAATTGTAGCCACGAACATCGTTGGTGACGTTTTGATAACCTTGCCAGGCACCATCGTCTTGAATCATTATATCAGCCTGATCAACTGCGCTGTAATACCACAAACGACCATCTGCAGGATCTTGATCCGGTGCAGTTGAACTTGGTGTGTAAGTGAACAATGGAGTAGTAATCCAGTTGCTTAAAATAATAGCATTTGGATTGTATGGGTTTTGTATCACTTGGTCACCGCCGGCAGTAAAACCAGCTGTGGTAATTGGAGTTCCGGTATATCCAGCGCCAGATATTAGAAAAATGCTGCCGCCTTGACTGTGTGTGAACACAATATTACCAGCACTATTAACACTTGCAGTCACATTTGGAATATTTGCAGCCGAAACAGCAGTGATAAAATTATTCACAGTACCTGTGCCGCCAATGGTAACTGTAGTTGCGATAGTAGTGTTGTCGTTTGAACCAGGCTGTGTGGCGTTGATACCAAATGTATTGCCTACAACGAATGCATTTCCTGTTGGGATGGTTGTTCCGGTTACTACAGTTGCACCCAAAGCCAAGCGTTCAAAAATTGTGAATGCCGATGTTGGGATTGTTGTGGTATAGTTAGATGTTTCATAGGCAATAAAGGTTGAACCGGGTGGGATATTTTTACCACCGCCAGTCGGATCAAGATAGTAGTTGGCATTATATTCACCAAGGTATGCTGGACAAGCTTGTGCAATAAAGGTCCCCAAGGCAGCACTGTATTTCTTAACTGACACATTCAAACCGTTGTTGGCCGTGCTCATGTTTTGCCATACAGAACCAGTTGGTCTTGCCAACAATGCGTCTTGTCCCGAAATCCACTTGGGTTGCTCGTAACTGTAACCAGCAAAGTATTGCGGTGCAGGATACTGACTTGCTGAGATACCCAATGTTGTTAACAATGATGCACCTGAATTGGGACCGGCTTGAATTTCAATAAAACCATCACTGTTCAGCGTAGAACCGTCTGTGCCAGCGGCGCTGGTAGCATAGATGTATAATTGTCCCGAAACCACACGGGCGGTAACACCTGTGATGCTTGCATTAGTGATGGCAGTAGCATAGCCTGTGACTGTGTTTGCTGTAGAACCTTGTCCAACTGAAACTGTGGTACCATTAATAATCAAGTTATATCCAGCAGTTAATGTAGTAACTGAATTTGTTCCTGCCACTGTGGGCCATGAAGTTTTCCAGCCGTTGCTACCAACTTGAACCCAGGTGTTATCGTATTTTTTATAATATGTAAAAATGTATTCATCAATTGTGACTACTGCATAATCACCAATGGCACCAACTGTGGTCAGTGGAGTATTATCAGCAATTGGATCAGAACCGTTGCCGCCGACCACTTCAGTAATATCTGTGATCACTGTTGGTGTTATTAATTCAAATGTTTGTGTGGTAGCGTTCCATTCAAATATACCCCAGGTTGTCACGCCAGTGTCAACCCAGTATGTTCCGTTAGCGGCAGAGCCAGTGGGACGAGTTAAACTGGCTGTGAGTGCTGTTAAATCAACATCGGCACGTTGTACATAGCAACGGTTACTGACACCAAGCGCACTGTAAGCCGCAAGCAACCCATATTCGTTGAGTTCGTATCCGTTGATGGGAGTACCAGTTGTGGTGTTATAGAAAAACGGTACACCAAATGTGGCTGCCAAATCGCGTTGGCTTGTGATCAAATATGTTTTGTTTGCATTAGCGGCAAGAGTACCGGCTGCTACAGTGACCCCGTCACTGGATACTTTGTTTTGCGCTGTGGCAACCAAAAAGTAAGGTACTGTGTTAACGGCCGAAGGGATATATTGACTTTCGTCAATTACTGTTACTTCTACGCCTGGTGATGTTAAAGCCATGGTGGTTTCCTTTTCAAGTTATAATATTTATTGACAAGTGCTGAAAACAGCGGAGTTGAGCACCCTTTGGCAAAGGTCCACCATAAATACGCCATGCAAAGACCCATTTGTCAATCATGCCACCAGCGACCATGTGCTGTAAACTACCGCAAACAAGACGTCACACACTATCGATCACGATGTGAAAACTGCACCAGGAAAGGCCGGGGACTTCGTCCACGAGATCCTCGCTGGAAATCTGCTGGTTATAAGAAAAAACCCGCATGTGACAAATGCGGGTTTAAAGCCAAACTGCTGACGCAATTATTGGTGTTTCATGTTGATGGGAATCTCAATAATTCGGAGCAACGAAATTTAAAAACAGTTTGTCTTAACTGTATTGACTTAATTAAAAAAACTGATGTTACGTGGCGCCGGGGGGATCTTGAACCAGATTTTTAACCTGCTGGTACAAGTCGTCAAGGGTGCTATTGTTGTCTAGCACAAGGTCAAACTTGGTACCAACCCAAGCAGTTTCACTGGCATGAACTCCAAATTTCTCTAGTTTGCGCTGACTCAGAGACCAGGTACTATTACCGTTGGCTCCACGATTTACACTCAGTGCGGCGTTGTACCACTCAGGTTCTGGTCCACGAGTTACCCTAATAACTCGGCCGCCTGCTTGTTTGATAGCACGGATTTCATTAGGAAAACGGCAGTCCGAAATCACAACATCATCTTGACTGTGACGCAGTTTGTTTTCCAAACTGGCAATCCAGATATCATCATGAAAGCCGGCTCTACACACTTCTGTGCCCCAGTATTGTAGTATCCAGCGTGGGGTTAGTGTGGGCATGTGCAGGCGTTCTGCCCACCACGGATCTACTTGTTCGCGCCATTCACGGGCTTGTTTAGTGCGTCCTTCCAACATGGTTCTGTCCCAACCAAACACTTGACTCACAGCGTCTTTTAGTGTTGACGCAAATGATTCCCTACGGAAGTGGTGCAAGTTCACCAGGTAGTCAGCGATAGTATCTTTACCTGACCCTATAAATCCGCAAATGCCAATGATCATTTCAGTTCCTTTACTTTGAGGTGTTGAAGTGTGGTTTGTAGCATGCCAATCTGTCTCCGGCAGTCTTCCAGTGCATGGTGGCTGGTAGGTGGAATTGGTAGTTCAGGCCATAAACTAAACACAGTTCTTGAGTCTCGTACCTGGTAGTATTTCCATGGAAGGGCTTTACCATAACTCTTGTAGGCATGCTCAAGAATGTTCATGTCATACGTTGGCCCTTGGGCCCAGATTAGTTTGGCGTGCCAGATCAATCGTCCCAGTTCATCCAGTGCTTGATCTAACGAGATACGATCTTGTTCTCCAAACGCTTCTTCACGGGCATGTTCGGGCTGGGTAGCCCACCAGGCTATTGTGCCATCATCAATAGAACGATTTTCTTGACTTTCCAATGTGACTCTAGCATAGTAATGTCGGTCGTAGTGACCCGACCCAAACGGATCAAATGCCTGAGCGGCTATGGTAAGGATAGTGGTGTCTGGGCCAGTTGCCAGGCCCTCAAGATCAATCATCAGGTGCATTTGATGATTGTAACACGATTGCAATAGTTTGTCGAGTGGTATTTAACCAATTACCCAAGTCAACGGTTGTGAGGCATCCACATACATTTTAAGTTCTTCAATTTTGGCATCCATAATGGCCTGGCCTTCTGACTTCATTGCGGCACCGTTCAGTTGTCCGCCACCTTGTGGGCCAGCAATGGTTGAAAACTTTTCACGTGCTTCACCAATGATCATTTTGCAA